ACAAAGTTCAAATTGGTGTTAACATTGTTCACTGCTGTGTTATTCACTGCTGTGTTTACATTTCTGTTAACTGAGACGACCCGCGTCTTTCTCGCAAACTTCACTGGTTCGTGAATTTTCATATATCTGAGGCGCTTACCAATGGCATCAACAATTTGACTCTTCGTCATCTGTTCAACATTCTTTAACTCAACCTTACGAGCAATCCTCTTGAGGTCTGCACGCTTTGTGCTTGCGTCAAAAAGTTGTTCATAATCATTGGGTTTCAATGGTGACTTCTTATCAACGAGGTAAGTCCTACTTGAATTCATCACCAATGGTGGAAGAGGTAACTTGTCGTCCTGAATATCCTGGTACGCCTGACATATTTGGTTCTTTGTTAGCTTAATATCTACCCCCGTGTTGAGCTTAATCAACTTTCTAAGGTTTTCTATATCTGCGTCGGGGTCGCACGCATCCATTTGTTTTATATTAAGTTAACAAAAAAGTAGAGCTAATTATTTAATTGTAGAGTAACCTATATTGTACAGTCTAATCTTATCTTCGTAAGACATCTTGAAGTCAAAAATGTCTGTGTCACCTACATATATTTCAATAATTTTTGTATATTTACTATATTCAACTCTATTCGAGACAGTTGAACGAATGAGGGATTTCACAAATTGTAGTGGATTATCAATATCTTCTTGATAGATCTGCTTTGTCTTAAGTTTGATGCCTGTAATTTCATGTGGCTTCTTACCAAGAAACGGTGTCATTGGAATTTGTTCCTGTGTAGCACCATCCACGTATGTCCTTCCCTCAAATTCACCACACGTAAAAATGAAAGGTATAGCCATACTCATACACACGGCATCAATGACTTTCATCTTGGGGTGGGTATCACGCGAAAAGTACTCGGTTGTTGACGTGTTCAAACAAAATGCAGATACATAAATCTTCATATCCAATTCCTCAAATGTGGGATCACAACCACAGATGTCAACAAGTTTGTTGCGAATAGGACCCATATCAACAAAACCACATTTGTTAAAGAAGGACTTTATGCATATTTTAACAAATTTGGAGACATTCAGATTGAGAGCCACGTCATAAATCTCATCAACGGACATCCCCAAAGCCAAAAAGAGGGCTAAGATTGATCCTGCAGATGATCCAGATATTTCCTTCACATCTACAAGCTTGGATTCAAGCACTTTGAGGGTTCCAATCATTGAGTATATACCCATCGACGCTGGACCCAAAACAAGGTACTTCATCCTCCTATTTAGTAGAACTGAGGAAATTGACGACGCAAAAGCGCGAAGACAACCGCGAAAACGATCGAGTGGGTCAAAGCCGCTGGGAGGCTCGTTTGACCCGATCGGAGAAGTCCACCAGAACTTGGGGGAATAGTCAACAAGAGACCCGGGCTCAACGCCAAAAAGAGTGCCGTCGTGACGATCAAGTCGGTCTTCGTCAAGACGAGACCCATCGCCTTCGCGACGAGACTGTAGACGAGGAAGAAGACGAGGGCGTGGAACATAGTGGCCATTTGGGAGGTCTTTCCGCTTCTGAACTTGAGACTGCGCCCGTCGGTGGTCAAGAGAACACCCGGGCTGAGAGCCAAAAAAAGAGCGGCGGGGATCGCGACTTTCTGGGAGGTAATATCGGGTAGCATGGTTATTATACACTCATATTATTTTGTCTAGTGTGCTCATAAACGAACCTAACCCAATGATCAAATGTAGCACCAATCATAAATTCGTGGCAGAGATCTGTGTCTTCTAAGTAGGTATCCATACGTTTCCATATGTATGAGAGATGGAACTCATATGGAAACCAAACAAAGTCGCACTCGTCGGTGTGCTCGGTGTAACAAAACTCTGCGAAATCTGAAAAGTCACAATCGGTAAGTAGGGCATGCTCAAGGAAACCATCTCTAAGGAGTTGCTGTATGATATCCCAAAGCGCCCACAATTCATCTGAGTATTTGATTTGCCAATCTTCAACACTGAGATGAACATCATCTTCTATTTCTTCTTCATCACTGGGGATGACATCGGTATTGGCACTCGCCTCGTAGACGTACTGACTCCAAACCATCGTTATTACTTATCTTCATTGTCGGGCTTCTCTTTTATCCCAGTTAATGAGATTGAAGTTGACTCCTTCACTTTAATAGTGTCCTGGATGGCGTTGAGGGCTCCCTCCAACTTGGCCTCGTCCCCACCAAAAAACTTGAGGAGTCCCTCACGAATGGCATCCTTATTCATAGTCCCCTTACGGACTGACGTACGAAGGCTGATCTTCCCTTTTCTAAGGTTAATGGTATCAATGCCCTGACCAATCATATGCTTCTTGACTGCCTCCTTCAGTCGTTTCTCTTCTTGGTTGAGGATCTTGATATCAGATTTTGCTTCAGAAAGTTGCTTGGAGAGCTCCACAAGCTTGGCGACGCTCTCGGAAAGTTCACTGGGTACTGACATTATTTACATAAAGCTAAGATCTAATCTTTAAGCGAAATTAGCACAAAGAACGCATCATGCTGTCTGGGACAATGGTGGAGTTGTTCCACACGAATGGTTCCTTGGCGTTTGGTGGTTCCGCGCGGATTTGTTGGTTGGCGTTGCGCAAAGCACCACCCACCGACTCTGGGAAGCCGATTTGTTGGCGGGGTTCAAGGAAGTTTTGACCCGCGAGGATGTCTTCTGGAGCGAATTCACCAAAGTCCTCGGCGGACGCAACTTCGCGTGGGAGGAGGGAGGACGCGAGGCCTGTGCCCTTCTCCATACCACAACCGTTTTGCACTGGAGCGGCGGCTGGACCCGCAGCCATCGCTGGGGCAACGCCATACGCGGAGTATTCGCGTTCGCTAATGGAATAAGCAGACTTCTTGTTCATAGTGAAGAGCAAGTAGACCAACACGGCGACCGCAGCCAACATCGCGAGGTTTTGAGCACGACCCTTCTTCATCATCTTTTATATATGATAACAATTTTTTTTATTCCTCATCCACGAAGGCATATTCTTCTGGGTAAGTGTCCAAGATTGGGTCTGGGTGAACTCTCACCTGGACAACATTCCACGAAGAACCAAAAGATTTCTTGGCAAACCAGAGACCCGCGAATTCAAGGATGACGTCACACGTCTTGCCTGGTTGCATGTGTTCGAGGTCGATGGACTCTTGTTGCGCACTGAATACCTTGGTGGCCTCAATACATTCGCCTGTAATCTGACCATCGGAGACACTTGGGGTGTACGCACCTTGGATGACCTTTTCAGTGAGTTGCTTCCCAAACCAAGTTTCACAATTTTCTTGAGCCGCCTCAAGGTTGAGCGCGTCAATGTCACCAATCTTTTGGAGATTGGCTTCGGAGACGAGATCAAGAACAACGTCGCCTGAGATATCAGCAACCTTTACCTTATTCAATTGAACCAAGCACTTTCGCTTGGTATCGTTGAGAGCCTTTACGAAGTAGAGTCCGTCATCACCTTTTGCTGGGGCGTTGTACAACATATTATGTATGAATTGTGTCTCAATTCTTTAAACCAACAAAGGGTATCATGGCGGCTCTCTTTATAACCGTTCGTGGAACCCACTTGTCACGCAGGGGTTTGTATCCATATAGGAGCTTACTGTAGTCAAACTCCTTTGGAAGGCTTTTGCCTGAAGTTGGTCTGTAGTTGTACTCGTTTTTCACATATGACTTGGAGGTATTCTTGACCCACTCCTGTGCGGTTAGGTTGAAACGCTGATCACCGTAGGTCTTTGCGTAGCCTGGAATATTTAGGGTTGGCACAGAGGCCTTGACGCCATAGACAAGTTGCTTAGCGAGACGATCCTCACGGGGCTTCGTCGTGAACTCCCCATATCGCATTGGATCAACTTTCGCAGCCAGAGCCATGCTGACGTTACCAGGTTTACGTGAAACAAATCGTGTACTCGTTATTTTGCCTGTAGTGCGGGCGTAGATTGTGTTAATGGTATCCGTTGGTTTGATGTTCACACTCTTCGTGATCATCTTGGCCAATTTGTACATACGCTGACGATCCTTCTCCTTCTTCTCTGGACGAAGACCCAACTTTTGCATCAGGTAGACATCGTCAAGGAGGAAACGCTTTCCAGCCACATAGAGGCGCTTGTCGTGAACAATGGCACCAGTATCTTTGTTCTTGTAAGTAACACCCTGCTTCTTTGATTGAATGACCTCGTACCCAAACTCCTTGGGTCTCATAAATGGAATATCCAACATACCACCAAGGACTTCCTGTACGATCCGTCCCTTCTCAATGGAAAAGTATCTCAAGTTGAGATCGAGGGCAAACAATTCAACATCAATGAAAATGTCCCCCTTTGAGGGATCACTACCACCCCGAGACTTCTTCTTCTTAATGAGGAGGTAGCGACGCGTCACATATGGACCACTTTCAGAGAAACCCAAACCCAAAAAGCGACCCACTTTGGTCTTTTGGGAGAGACGCTGCTTAATCTTCATATTAATACGCCTAGCGGTTTCACCCAACTTGTTCCACAGTAGAAGCTTGATAGCTTGGAGTTTACCAAAGTATTTGTCATCGTATGGGATGGTGGGGATGAATTTGGTATCTATGTCACTCGTCACAAGGCGATCGTCTCTACTCAGGTACATATTGAAGGCTTCACCCCCAGAAATAATAAGGTACCCCATGGGCTTGAGGAATTCTGAAAGTTCCGCAGCTGTCTTGAGGATAATGTCACGCACACTGTCCGTCACCACAGCGTATACCATCTTTTCGAAACTCTCCTTACCGTGAACTCTGTGTACCCTCTTCCTGAATGCCGCGAGGTTGTCGGTCTTGTAGTACTTCTCAAGAAGTGGATCGTTGAAGAATAAGTTTTTCTTCATGAACCGATTGATCACAGCTTCCGAATAAATCTCAGTGTCCATTAATATATTGTGACATAATAATATGGTCTGTAACGTGATTGATGAGTGTAGATGCTATGCGTACTCAGACGTAACTGACACCAAGAAGTACCAGTTCTGTGGGGTACGTAAAGGTCCCAAAGTTCTTCCATGTCCCTCAGACTGCTGTGCTGGTGGATGTCCAGGTGATTTCCCAAAGGAACCATTTAGAATCATAGAGAGACCAACCCCCCAGATGATATCCGACATCCGAATCCCAATATTAGTACTCCTCGTAGTCGCTCAGTTACTTGTGATCATTTGGTGACTTAAAGATTAACCCCGTAAGGAAGATATAAGATGTCTCTTGAAACCATTCAATCCGAAATTGCTGCGCTCCGTGCTGATGTTAAGGCTCTCACTAAGATTATCCGTAAGATTAAGTCTACCCAAGAGGATCCAACGGGTGAGAAAGCCAAGGAGCGCGCAGCCAACAACGGCTTCAACCGTAAGCAAGAAGTGACACCTAAGTTGCGCGACTTCTTGGGACTTGGCGAAGGTGAACTCATCTCTCGCTCAGAAGTCACGAAGTTCATCAACAAGTACATTACTGAAAAGGGCCTCAAGCACCCAGATAACGGTCGCCAGCTCATCCTCGACGAAAAGTTGAAGGATCTCTTGCAACCACCTGCGGACGTCACTGTGACTTACTTGAACCTCCAAAAGTACCTTTCGCCACACTACATCAAGGCGGAGGCTTAAAAAAATAACACATTCTAATAATATGAACTTCAATCAACAAGATATTGAAAATCTCGTTGGAACAAAAATAAAGAATCTATCTTTGTACCAGAGAGCCTTCACCCATAAATCCGCACTCAAGGAATACGATCAATTCAATGAATCCTTTGAGACCCTCGAGTTTATGGGCGATTCCGTATTAGGTTTTATCATCACAAAGTTCCTTTTCGATAGATTTGAGAAGCGACAGGAGGGGTTTCTCACCAAAGCGCGCACAAAACTCGTTCGTTCAGAGACCCTCGCCGCTATAGCCCTCAAATTGGGTCTCAACAATATGGTTCTCATGGACGAGAAGGGAACCCGAAATGGGTGGAATAATAATCCAAAGATCTTGGAAGATGTTTTTGAAGCTCTCGTCGGCGCCATCTACATGGATCTTGGCTTACTCCATGCGAAAGAGTTTGTACTCAGGATTTACAACGATCCCAATTATATTGACCTCAACGCTATCATGATTGATGACAACTTCAAGGATCACCTCATGAAGTACTGTCAAATTATGAATGTACCTTTGCCAGAATATCGTGTTGTGGGTCATCACGAAGGTATTTTCTACATTGATGCCTATATTAATGGTCAATTTGGTGGTAGGGGGCAAGCCAAGAGTAAAAAGCAAGCCGAACAATTGGCTGCTCGAGCGTTCTTTGAACAGCTTAAAAATTACCAACGATAATACATTAATATGCATCCCAATGTCAAAGCCCTGATTGAGCGGGAATACGCAGCTCAGAAGAGCGAAGAATGGCTTGCTCTTCGTGGTAATCTCCTGACTGCCTCGGACTGTGCGACAGCCATCGGTGTGAATAAATACGAGACACCTGACGACCTTCTTCGAAAGAAGTGTGGTGTAGGGCCTCGTTTTATGGGCAATGAGGCCACAAGACATGGTGAGCGATTCGAAGATGAGGCTCGTATTCTCTTCGAAGAGAGATACGGGGAGGTCGTACATGAGATAGGATTGGTTCCACACCCAGTTCATAAGTTTCTCGGTGGAAGCCCTGATGGTGTCAGTGAAAGTGGGCTATTGATTGAAATCAAGTGTCCAATGAGTCGTAAGATTGAACCCGGAGTAGTACCAGCGCATTACATGCCTCAATTACAATTGTGTATGGAAATTTTAGATTTGGAAGAAGCACGATTTATTGAATATAAACCGGCTGAGACAAATTGGCCAAGACCAGAAGAGTTTAGTGTCACTGTTGTTAAAAGAGATCGTGAATGGTTCAAGACTTATCTCCCTGTGATGCGGGAATTCTGGGATAAGGTTCTCTACTACAGAGAACATCTTGATGAGTTGCCTATGCCCAAGGAGAAGAAGACTCGCAAGAAGAAGGAAGTACCACCCCCCGTATGTGAAGTTCAACCAATTTCTGACGAGGATGTGTATGTTGAGGATTAAACAAGAGCTTTACGAGCTTCTTCGGCTTCTTCTTCTGTGGCGTAATATCCTATATGTTTCTCTTTGTATCTAAGTTGCCATCTATTACCTTTACAACGTATAGAACCAATATTTCTCTGGAATGTTGGAAAATTTTCGGGATCTTTTAGATACCTTTCAAGAGCTTCTTGAGCTTCTTTTTGTATATAATAAGTTCCCAAATACTTATGACAATAATATAAGGACCATTTATTACCTACTTTACTTATAGTACCAACTTTTTGTTTGGGTTTTGTAAAGTTTTCTGGGTCGTTTAAATATCTTTCAAGTGCTTCTCGAGCTTCTTCTTCGGTTTTATAAGATCCCAACTTTTTTCCCTTACATGAAACTCTCCAACTATTATTTTCTATAGTTACACAACCAACTGGTTTCTTGAGTGGTCCATCAACAATTGTAAAGGTCTCTGGATCTTTCGTATATTCTTTCAGGACTTCTATAGCTTCTTCTTCTGTTCTAAATCCGCCATTCGAAAGATTGATGATAATATCATCAATCCTAATCCTCGGGTAAAATGTATTACCCCATTGAGACGCATAACCTAAATACCCATCTTTTCTAATTTTTGATTTATATTTGGCATCTCGCATATTATTACACATTTCCTGTGTGGCTTCATAAAACCGACCACCTGTTTTAAGATTATATCCATTTGGTCTGAGAGAATTTAACTCCTTTATCCAGTGTATTTCTCTCTCATCAAGTTGTTCTTGTGGAACATTATCCTCAATGATTTCATATTTCATTTGATCTTTGTACTTATCTATAGCGTTCCTCACTGCACTACATTTTGATTTTGAATCTCTGTGTTCTTGTATTCTTTTTTCAAAAGAGCGCACGGTCTGCCCCACATAAACCTTCCCCGAAGGGCTTGTGATCTTGTAGATAATGCCTTTACGACCCATAGATTCTTTAATCTCATCTTCTTTAATCTGGTACTTCTCCAAAGTTGCGTCTTTTGGCATCTTTCCAGTCTTCTTTATTTTGCGGAGAATTTCTTTACGAGCTTTGTTGTACATAAAATTGGGATCTTGTTTCTTGTCTTCATACTTTTCTTTGTCCGTTTTACATCTCAATGTGTTGAGACATCTGAGACCTTTGGCTTCCCAGTCACTAATAAGTCTTTTATAAGTATCTCTTAGACCTTCTCGTGTTTTATTAACTCGTAATACATGTATGGTTGAATTGGTCGTATAATCCCCTTCAATCCAACCAGCTGTTAATAACTCATGAAGTTCTCTAAGTTTAATTGGTCTCCGGTTGATTTCATATAACATATCTATAATCCATTTTTCTAATTCATGGAATTTGTATATTTCACATGCTATACTCTCAACATCAAAGCATAGATGTGGATATTCTTCTTCGTATTTAGAAGACAATTTGTCTATCAATTTATCTACACCAATTGCACGGTCATTCGCACCAGGTTTGATGTTGGCTTGACCTACCCAAAACGTACCGAGTTCCTTATTGTCAAGGACGAGGAATGAAGTTGGGTGATGATCCATACTCATGTGTGAGAAAATAATTCTCCTGGAAATAATTGTTCTCCTGGAGTTTTTGAGTTATACGAAAAAAAATGTACCTCGTCTTCCGGCAAAACTTGAAAAAACTAAATTTTTCTAAGAGGAAAACTTTAGAAGTATACATTAACTATAATTTTTTTTCATGATGGTATTTTTATAGATTTACGGAAGATGGGTACACAAAATATTCTTAAAGATAAAATCTCATATATGTTTAAGATGGAAGAAGAGACTGTGACACTTCCCAAACCACCAGAAGGGTGTGAGTATAAAGTTGTTCGCAAGAAAAATGTAAAGAATATGGTTGGTCTTAAAGATAGAGATACATCTAATCTAACTCCAGTTCAATTGTCAAAACTTATGTACAAAATAGAAAACAAAGACAAGGTGAGAGAACAAAACAAATTGTACTATGAGAGAAACAAAGAAAAAATCAAAGAACAAAAGAGACTACAATATGAGGAAAAGAAAAAGAAAGAAAATTAATAAAAAATGTACCCACCTTCCGGTAAATCTTGAAAAAACTAAATTTTTCTAAGGACAAAACTTTAGAAGTATACATTAACTATAAAATTTTTTATTAGTAATAAATTTATAACTTTTCGGAAGATAGAACATATTCTTAACCACCTAAGTGTACCACCCCTATGTAAAAATCAAACCAAAACCATGACTATTGAGGAACAATACAACCGTGCAAAGGACAATTTCAATGGTAGACTATTCGCCCCCTACCAACGCGAAGGTGTCCTTTGGATGCTCACCATGGAGAACCAAACCTCTGGCCCCGTTAAGGGTGGCTTTCTCTGTGATGAAATGGGATTGGGAAAAAGTGCACAATTGATTGCTACGATGTTGGGAAATCCCAAAAGACGCACACTCGTCGTCGTACCGAAGAGCATCATTACACAGTGGGCAAATGAGATTGGGAAGTTTGCTCCACATTTATCCGTCGGTGTATTTGATGGACCAAAGAGATCTCTTACGGATATCCTTGAACATGATGTCGTTATTACACCATATTCACTCCTCTCAACTCCGGAAGATACCCCTATTCATATGTATGTATGGGATCGTGTGATCTTGGATGAAGCCCACGAAATTCGGAACAAGTCTTCAAGACTCTTCAAGAGCGTGTGTAGGCTCAACACGGATATCAGATGGATTGTGACTGGTACCCCCGTTTTCAATTCTATGAACGACTTTGTATCTCTTTGTGCATTCCTTGGTATTGAGAAATCCCTCGTACAAGGCATGACTAACAAGATCCAAGACATTTACATCCTTCGTAGAACCAAGGATGATCTTGCGAAAATTAATACACGACTGGAACTTCCACCGTGCCACTTTGAGAATGTGGAACTTGATATGTTCCCAGATGAGAGACAATTGTATGAGTTTGTGTTCCAAGATGCTCAAGAAACTATTAGGGATGCCTTCAAGAATGCCATCAGTCTCAATTCAAAAAATATGGTTATTCTTGAGTGTTTATTGAGAGCGCGACAATGCTGTATTCTTCCACAGATGTACTTAGATGGGATTGCCAAGCAAAACAAAACACAACCAGAGCAGTGGATTGGTAGATCAAACAAAATGGAGACCCTCTTTCGTATGATTAATTCTCACCCAGACGAGAAGACCCTCGTCTTCTGTCAGTTCAGGGGTGAGATGGACTACATTCAAAAGAATATGGAGTGTCCAACTTTTAGGATTGATGGCTCGGTCCCCAAAGAGGAGCGTGACAATCAGGTGACTGCGTTCAAAAAAGCGCCTCCGGGATCTGTTTTCATTATTCAAATCAAGTCGGGAGGTCAGGGACTCAATCTTCAAGAGGCAACGCGTGTTTATATTACGGGACCATCCTGGAATCCTGCGACGGAACTTCAAGCTGTGGGACGTAGTCACCGTACAGGACAGACAAAGCCGGTGTATGTTAAAAAGTTAATTTACAAGGAGACAGATACATTTGTGAGTGTGGAGGAAGAAATGATGGCTCTCCAAGGTCACAAATCCATCGTGTGTTCAAAAGTCCTCAATGATGAGAGAATTGAGAAACAGATTCCAGTCAAGAGAACTACTGAAAAAATTTCAATCTTGGATATCAAGAAAATATTCCGAGCCTAATGTATACAAAGATGTCAACCAAGCTAATCGGAAGTCGCGCTGAAGTTTTCCACGGGACCGCAAATAAGACCACAGGAGGCCTCCGCGCCAAGGATCTCATGTTGGATCCAAAGGATGGCCAAATCAAGTCAGTTGCCGCTCACAAGGCTGCCCTTGAGCGCATGAAGTCAGAAGGTAAGAAGCACTTGACCAAGGTCTTCAAGCCAAAGAAGGGTAAGTTCGCGCTCCAACCCAAGGAGGGCACAAAGGACTACAAGAAGAAGATTAAAAAAATGATGTAATACTATAAGCATGACACTTGCAAAGTGGGACGAGTCTGTCAAGTTGGCTAAGATTAAGTTAGGTTTGGACCCTAAGAGATTTACCAAAATTCAGGGCAAAGTTCTTAGAGAGGCTCAAATCATATATCACCTTCTTCTCCTCAATAAAAATAGTAATAATAAGTAAATATAATGGCAGCCCTCGCGGGTATGTTAGCTAAAAGTATGGCCAGGGGTATGGCCAGATCGGCAGTGCGTGACGTTAAGAGAGAAGCGCGTGGTATGGCCAGAGACCTTAAGAGAAACGCACGGGGTTTGGCGTATGACTACCGAAATCAAGCCAGAGCTGCGGCAACCAACTATGTTGACGAGAGAAAGAACCGTATCTACCAAACCGCAGGTAATGCGTTCTACACAAATACTCGCGGTGGACGACGTAACTACAACCCAGTGCCAGCGTACTACAACAGACCTGGTAGCCGCGCGTACCGACCCCTATATTAGATTTGGAACTGGAAGCCCTTGAGGTTTTGTGGTTCATAGACGACCAACTGATTAAGTTTCCAAGTACATCCAAACTTTTTATTCAAGAAATAGACA